CTTCATCAAAATCACTCAAATTTATGTCGCTATCGAGTAGCCCAATATCTTTTATAACGTCCTGAGCATCATTATATGTGTAGTCTTTATTACTTGTCATGATTAGTGTAGCGATAGCTGTCATGAGTGTTCCGCCAGTTTGTTCACTGAAACCACCGGTTCCTAAAAGCATGACCTGCTGTACTTGATCCTCTGGATTTAGCGTACCAATCATACTTAAATCATCACTGAAAATATACTGGAATGTTTTAGTGTTGCTTTTTTGAGCGTCTTCAATTTTAAACTGCGTAATTCCCAGATCGTTTAATCTGTATTTTCCAACTATAGTGTTAAACTCATTTTTGAACTCATCCGTAGACATGCTGAAGAGTGCAGGCACAGACGAATTGACATTTTGCTGAGTATTTACCGTTACAGGTTCAGACACAGTACTTACAGTCTGGGTTGTCTTGACGTCGCTCGAACTATCCGAAAAGAGTCGAATACCAAAGACACCGACACAAGACATCACGATAAATGCTCCAGTAAGAATAAAATGTCTCTTAGCCTTACCATTTTGCTTTTTGACTGCTGAGACTCCAAGAAAGAGAAATACGGTAAGGGCAATTAAACCTAATAAAAACATTAAAACGAATAGGCTTTGCAAAATCTCACCTCTTAAATTCTATTGTCGTAATTCTATTTGTCCTGCTGCTCCTGTTGCTTTTTCTTCATTTCTCTCCAAGCTTGAATTGCTGCATTCGCCACTTCTTTTTCTTCTTCCGTCCATCCTTTACCGCCATCCATATAGGCACTACCACCTGAGGCGGCTTTGGAAACAGATCGACCCATAAGATAATCAGCTGATACCTCGAAGAAATCAGCAAATTTATCGACTGTTTCTAGATCTGGCTTACGTGTTTCATTTTCGTATCCCGAAATTGTTGATTCAGCCAAACTAAATTTTTTTCCAAGGTCTTTCATTGTTAGACCTTTTTCTTTGCGTAAATTACGCAACCTTTTTCCATTAAACATAGCGCATCACCTTTATTTATTATACTTTGCACTTTGCATAATGAAAATAAAATACATAAAACTTTGCGAAACGCGTTGACACTTTGCTTTATGCGATGTATTATTACTTTAACTTCACGTTATGCAAAGTTTGAAAGGAGGAATTCGATTGAGTAGCTCTGCAAAATTAGCTCGCCTTAATGCAAATATGAGTCTTGAAGAGGCAGCGAAAAATTTAGGTATATCAGCGGGATATCTATCTCAGATTGAAAATGGTTTAAGGCAAGTTAGTTCTGAACGTGCTGGTCAGATAGCCCAACTTTATAAGAAAAACAAAGAAGAAATTTTTTTGGCTAGTCGCTATGCGTTACGCGAAGTTTTTGTTAAAAACTCTACAGAAAAGACGGGTTCATGATTGTCTAATTCAGAATTCGATAAAGAGGTGAAGTCAAAAATGTTCAAAATTGAAGTCAATCCTAGTGAGCTGGAACAGATGATTATGTCGGCTGTTCAGAAAGCGCTCGAGCAATCACCTTTTGCTTCTTCTCAAACGCATCCAACCCTGATGGATAAGAAGCAATTGATGGAGTTCCTAAAGATCGGTGCTACGAAAGCGGCCGAGCTTCTTAATAGAGAAGACTTCCCAGTGATCAGAGAGTTTGGTCACCCGAGAGTTCCTTTTCACTCATTGATGGCTTGGATTGATGAGCATACCGAGTGGGTGAAAGCCAACGCCAAAGGCTATTGGGAGCAGCGAGGAGGCGTTGCCTAATGTCACTACACTGGTACCGGAAAACCTCACCTGCAGCATGTGCCGCAGGAGCAGCTATTCGAGTGTTATTAAAAGGCATAGAGCCGGATGAAGCACTCCAGCAAACATTATATAACGGTCGACATACGGACAATCCAGAAGACATTACGTTTGACGAACTAAATACATTGAAGGAAACAACCCAAGCTCACCTTGAACAAATAAGAAAATCCGCCGGAGCTGTACCGGCTACCGGCGGACGATGAAGGGATCAGGGGAAGATCTTACAACACAATATTACATCAGCCCTCTGTCCAAATTCATCAGACTAAAACGGACAAAGGAGACCTAAAAGCTATGACAATCGGACATTTTCCCGGAGCTTTGGGAGAAGTGCTTAAACGCACTGGCGATACACTGGCAAAGGCCGGAGAAGCGGTTCACATGGATGGCTCTCAGATTGGAAAGGTGATCAAGGGGACGCGTAATCCATCGAAGGAGCTTATGCGATCTGCGGCTGAACATTACGATGATGGCCAGTTATACATTGCAGCGGCTGGGGAAGTAACAGGCGGTGCGTTTGCTCCCTGGCTGGACAATGTGGATTTACATAGGGCATCGGTTTTGTTTAAAACGGTCGAGGAAATGAAGGAAATCCTGGTGTTGAGTACAGAAGCGCCAATCAGCAAAACAGCCGATCAGCTTACTGAATCCGAACGCCAAGTCATGAAGCGTCTCCTGATGGAAACGGTCGAGGCCATCACGGCGCTGACGCATTTCGCTGCTGTGCTTTGCAAGGAATATTCATTTTCGTGGTTTGCGACTTGGAAGGAACATCGCGCGGATTTGAAAGCTAAAAAATATATGAAATGAGGTAGGTTGAATGACTCGTGAACAGTTGGCATTTGAAGCACTGCAGGCTGGCAGAAACTCGAAGCACAACTTGGAACTGATTCGCAAACAACCTGAGAAATTGTTGCCTGGGAAGATGGAGGATGCGGAGCAGTATCTTAATCGGATGATTCGATTCGCAGAAGTAGAAATGAAAAATGCCCGCCTGGCAGGGCGGACACTTGGTTTGAGAACTCGTCTAAAGTCTCTTCTGCTGAAAATTTTACAGTCTTCCGAGCAAAAGCGCAAGAGGGAGTCGGTATGAACAATCAGACGGCCTTACAAATCATCATTAATTATACGGAATCAGCCAAGGCTCTACGCGAGAACACGGCGGCTGTGATGTCCTTCAATGGATCGGTTCGGGGATCGGATTTTGAAGCTCTTTGGCAGGAACGGGATATGATTTATCTCCGCTGGCAAAATGCTGCCGCAAGCCTTCGTGAACTACCCGCGGAATATATGTCACTTGCGGTTAGTGCAATCAACCAGATTTAGAACACATAAGAACAAGACAAGCCATTTCGGCCTTGTCTTCCGGCGTCGGACGGTTTCATAACAAACTCCCGTGCGGCGTCGGAAGATGCGGCTGAAGCATCAATACATACGAAGGGAGGGCACACGGAAAATGATTCTATCTGAATTAATTGCAAAAGTTTTGGACCCATTAAACAGCTTAAAAGATGACACAAATGACGCGGTCAACACCACACCTTATATCCTTCGTCGTCTTTCCGAGTTCACAGACGGGGAACTGGAATCACTCATTTCGAGAATGGAACACATTCAAGAAATCATTGAGGAATTGGAAGAAGCGGGGACGCTGCCGAATAATGCACAGGAAACCGTGTCAGAAAACGAAAAATAGCCCGTTGCAGCGGGCTATCTCAGAACATTGAAAATTGAATATCTGAATGCCCTCATATTAGCACGATGGGGGCGTCAAAACAAGGAGGACATTATGAGTAAAACGACTGCAATTACTGTCGACTTATCTGCTCAAACCATTGACGCTGCTGTTAAGCCAGCACTGCTATACACCCCTGCTATCCTTTCCGTCTCAGGTTCATTTGGTTCTGTTGAATTGATGGCTGATGACGATCAATTGGAAGCAGTGGCACAAGCCATCAGCCAACACTTTCAATCGAAAGGGCGTGTATTGGCATGAGACAGATCACGTTGATATCCCTGACCCTTCGCAATTTTAAGGGGTTACGGGATTTTGTATTGGAAGCTGACGGACATAGTGTTTCTGCTTTCGGTGATAACGCCACAGGAAAAACAACGTTGTTTGATGGGTTCCTATGGGCTTTGTTCCATAAGGACAGTCAGAATCGAACAACCTTTGAAGTTAAAGGCTTGGACGAACAAGGGCGTGTAGCTGAACACGGATTGCAACACGAAGTCGAAGCGGTGCTGATGGTTGACCGTCGTCGGCGTTCTTTCAAAAAGGTGTACTACGAAAAATTCACTAAGAAGCGCGGATCTGCTATTTCTGAATCCAATGGCCATACCACGGATTATTACGTAGATGGCGTACCAGTTAAGCAAGGTCAATACAATGCAGAAGTCGATGGGCTGATCAATGAGGATATTTTCAAGCTGCTTACTAGCCCTTCGTATTTTAACGAAGTGTTGAAACCTGAGGCACGGCGTAAGGTGCTGTTGGAAGTGTGTGGGGAAATGACGGATGCTGAAATCATTGCAAGCAGCAAGCAATTAGCACCGTTGGCTGAGATCCTAGGAGATCGCAGTCTTGAAGATCATCGCAAAGTGATTGCAGCTCGTCGGACTGAGATCAATAAAGAACTGGAGAAGATCCCGGTTCGCATCGATGAAGCCCGCCGAAGCATGCCAGACGTAACTGATTTGGACGCGGAACTGTTGCAGGAGGACATCGAGACAATGCGCGGTAGGGTTGATGCCAAGACGGCCGAGCTTCAACGAATTCAGTCTGGTGGTGAGCTATCTTCCAAGGAGATCCGCTTGCGTGAGATTAGCGCGGAACTAAAAGATATTAAGCACCGTGTCCAAGATGAAGGTTTGCAGGCAGTTGCCAATCAACGCGGAATTGTGAGCCGAATGAAAAGCGAGGCTTCTGAATTACAATCTCGGATCTCTTCAGGACAACGAGAGGTTGAGCAATACAAACGGCAGATTACCCGTGCGGATAGCCAAGTCACTCGACTACGTGAAGAATGGGCAACCGTTGATAGTCTTCAATACCCTGTCCACGATCATGAGCATGATGCCAATTGCCCTACATGTGGACAAGCGCTCCCTGATGATCAGATACAAGCTGCTCAGGACAAAGCGTTGGAAACCTTCAACCTTGATAAATCCAAACGACTTGAAGGGATCAGTGCCGACGGAAAAGCAGCTGCTGAAGAAGTTCGAAAGCTGAAACAGTCCATGTTTGATCTGGAAGAGAGCATGAAGGATCTTCAAGAGCAATTGACAACCAAGCAAGCGGAAGTGTCTGCAGCTGAAGCGAACCTGCAAAGCTTGCAAGCAGCGGTTTCTGATCCGGCAGATTATGCCGAATATCTGGCCAAACAGCAGGAAAGTGAAAACGTACGTGCTGAGATCGAGCAGCTTCGTTCTTCCGCTGCGGATGCCATTGGAAAGGTTCAGGCTGAGATTCGACTAATCCGCTCACAGGTTGATGATCTCGAAGCCGATAAAGCCAAGTTGTCTAATGTAACAGCGACCGAGAAACGAATCACCGAGTTGGCCGAAGAGGAACGCAAGCTGGCAGCAGAGTTTGAGAAGCTGGAACACGAGCTCTACCTCACAGAAGAGTTCACCCGCACCAAGGTTTCCATGCTTGAATCCAAAATCAACAGCAAATTCAGATACGCACGATTCAGACTCTTTGAGGAACAAGTCAATGGCGGTCTGAAAGATGTTTGCAAGACATTGTTCAATGGCGTTCCTTATGAGGGCGGATTAAACAACGCTGCTCGAATCAACGTAGGTTTGGACATCATCAACACGCTTGGACAGCATTACGGATTCTCAGCACCGATATTCGTGGATAATGCCGAAGCCGTAACGCAACTCATTGAAACTGACGCCCAAGTGATCCGCTTAGTGGTGTCCGAAGGCGACAAGAAGCTCCGTTTGGAGCATAACGACATCTAGGAGGCGATTTAATTGAGCGATTTTTCAACAACACTTTCAAAGGTAAATGACAACTATTTCCCGATGATTGAACGTCAACTCATCGGGAACGGCGTGAAGATGGACGAGTACGCTAAATCATGTGTGTTAAATGCTATTTCTGCGATTAACAGCGCATTGGATTCTAAAGGAATCAGCTGGAATGACAGCGACCTGGATAAGAGCAATATTACTCAGATCTTGCTTCAAGTGGCTTCTCTCAAACTGAATGCCGCGGCAAGCCCGCGGGAGGTTTACTTTCAAACTCGGAACGTTTCCGTCAAGAAGAAGGTTGATGGCAAGGATGTAACCACATGGAAGAAGCAAGTCGAAATGGGAATTGAGGGTGATGGAAATGACGCTATCCTCGCCCGGTATGGACGAGATGTGAAGAAGGTTGGTCAGTTCTGGCTCGTACGTGAGGGAGACGACTTCACATATCCCGAGTACACCGGATTTGACGTTGTACCGCCAACATGGCGGCCAAAGGGCAAAGGTGACGTTGTGAGGGTTGTATATCCCATCATGAAGAAGGATGGAACCATTGAGTTTCACATGGCTGAACGGGATGATGTTGTCCGAAATCTTCTTGCACATATGAAGAATAGCATGATGAATGAAACATTCGGAATTTGCAATGATCGATATAACGCAACCGCCGACCAAAGGAAAGCGATAGCTGTGAAGAAATCGGAAATCCTTAACAAAGCGAAAGCTGCAGGCATGGCAGCGTTGGATGACCCTGATCTACAACAATACATCAGCCCAGCGTGGACTGAACCGCAAAGTCGTGAATCTATGATCATCCGTAAAATGCGGAATAACGTTGTGAAGAAGATTCCGAAAGACTTTGGTAATGCGTTGGTTGAAATGTCATACACCGAAGCAACAGACGAATCGTACAGCGAGGTTCAACGCGAGATTGCGGAACATGCCAACACTGAGCCGATTGATATTTCACCGCCGCCAGGTCAACCGAATGAAGAGACGGACCATGAATCCGAACATGATCAACATGAAGAACAACGGGAAATGAATTTTAGTGATAACGAGGCATCAAATAGTAGTGGACCCGGATTCTGATGATTGAAATCACTTCCCTTGGCTCTAGCAGTGCGGGCAACGCCTATCGTATTACGGATGGAAAAACGCCGCTCTTGCTGGATGCAGGGCTGCGCTATAAGGACATTCAGCGCGGTCTTGCCTTTCGTGTGTCGGAGCTGGCCGGATGCCTCGTCACTCACGAGCATGGCGATCATAGCGCCGCTGTCAAGGATCTGATCAAGGCAGGAGTGGACATCTACACTAGTTCGGGCACTGCTGATGCATTACGGATAGACAGTCATCGTGTGCGGCGTGTATCTGCCCTTGAGCCATTCACAATTGGTACCTGGTCAATTTTACCGTTTGATGTGCAACACGATGCAGCGGAGCCTTTGGGCTTCCTCTTGGCTAATACTTCGGGGGACAAGCTCCTGTTTGCTACAGATACCTATTACATCAAGCATCGTTTTACCGGACTCACCCACATTATGGTTGAGTGCAATTATTCCATTCAGATTCTCAACCAAAATATTGCCGCTGGCCATGTGCCGGCGGTAATGAAACATAGATTACTCCGTTCTCACTTTTCGCTCGAGAACGTGAAGGAATTCATCCGAGCGAATGACATGCTTCGAGTGCAAGAAATTCACTTGCTTCACTTGTCAGACAACAATTCAGATGAAGCGTTGTTCAAACGGGAAATAGCAGCCCTCACAGGCAAGTTGGTATATGTAGCGGGTAGGTGATCGATATGAATGATCTGTCAGGTAAGCCGCTCCTAAAGAGCATGATGGGGGATCGGATTTGGAAGTTGTTCGATACTGACAAGGTAGCCTTTCAGCGTGAAACTATTGCGTATTTTGAACGCGGGTACCCGGATTGGGAAGTAAAGCGGGCCAAGTATCCGCATGTATTCTTACAACACAGAAGGGGGCAATGAATATGCCCAAGGTAAAACAAATATCTGTCGGTGCTTCATATACCAAAAACCTTGGGAATTTTCAAAGTTTGAAGGTTGAAGCGAGTATCGTTATGGAGTTACATGAAGGGGACGATCCAAAAGCCGTTTATGCTGACGGCTGGGAAAAGGTGCAAGAGCAAGTCCGAATTGGATTAGGGAAGGAGCAACCAAAGTGAGCAGTCAACAACAGTTAAGCTTGAATGTCTTTGAAGGCATGGAAAAGTTGCTTGATGAAGCGACAACTGCAGGGCCAGGTGCAACAGTTGAGTATTTCAGGGCTGCAGCATATGCGCTTGGTGCTCAAATGGCTGTGGTTGGTGAACGTGATAAAATGCCTGAATTTCTCAATGTAGTAATCTCTGAATTGAGTCAAGGGGTTGAAGTTGGAATGCGGACAGCGCATGGCGTAACTTGTAAACTCGGTGCCGAGATCCACGCAGTAAAGCGATATTGATTTGTGCAAATGAATAAACTCACGGCTGCTACGGGAGGGGGAGACGCAAGTGACCGAGACAGCCAGACCGACCCTTTCCGGGCTTCTGGAACAATTTGAAGCCATTGGCGGGCCGGAGGAATTTGGTCCTGAAGGGATAGCAATACTGATTGCCTTATGGCGACGCAGTGCAAAACTTGGATGGCGTAAGGCATGGAAAATGACCAATACGGATCTCATGGTTCAAACGGGGATTACGAACAAAGGTACGCTAAATGCTCATCGAAAAAAGCTCGTTGAAGCAGGATTGATTTCTTACATTCAACCGCCAAGAGGACAATCCAAAGGAGATTACAGCGTCGAATTTGACTTGTTGGGTGTCGGAGTAGAACAAAAATTGAACCACTTGGATAGCTACTCGCACGAAGTAGGGCAGGAAGTGGAACAGAATTTAGACCACTTTGACGGGGTAGGTGAGAAAGTGGAACAAAAATTAAACCACTTTCCCGAAGTAGAACGAAAAGTGGAACAAATTTTAGACCCTGTATTAAAAGATCTTCTTCTTTCTTCTTCTGCTTCATCTTCTGCAGACGAGAATCAAATTGATCGTCCACCTGATCCGGAGTATGAATCGTTTTACTCAGCTCACAAAAGAGTGTTTGGATTTGAATGCAATCCATTCCAGAGTACCCAACTTGGAGTGTACATCGATGAGGACGGGATGGACGAAGCAGTCATTGTTCGAGCTATCGAAAGGGCAGCAATTGCTTCGAAGGGTTACAGTTTCAAACTGATTTTGAGAATTGTTGATGACTATTTTAAATCAGGGGTCAAGACGATTGAAGCGGCGCGGGCCATTGACGAATCCTTTAACGCAAGTAGGTCAGATCCACCTTCCAACGGATCGCCGCCACAATACAGGCGACAGCAACCTTCGAGACAGCAACAAAACAGGGATAGGTTGCAGCAAAGATTGAGAGAGGAGGAGGCACGTGGACAGGGCTGAAGTGATTCGGTTGTTCTTGGTCATCAGTGCCGAGTACCCGATTTTTAACACCGACGAGGAGAATATTGAACGCCATCTCAAGGCGCTGAAAGATTTCCCTTTTGAAACGGCTGTACAAAACGTTGAACGGCACATCGAGATAAGCAGTTTTTACCCCAAGATCTCTGAGATACGGGGGTTTGCTGCTGATCAAGCTGCGAGGGAGCGGGAGTTGGAAGCAACTAGGGCTTATCTGGATCAACGAGAAGTAAACCGGGCTAAAGCTACGTTGCCGCCGCCTGGATGGAAGGATGAGTTACTTGCAAAACTTCGCAATACCAGGGATTGATCTGCCACAGAACATTGAGACTGAACAAGCCATATTAGGTGCGGCTCTCATTGATGTTGAAATGGCTGAAGAAATCGCCACTAAACTTGATTCAGATGAGTTCTTCAGCGCAAAGCATCGCTTGATTTTTCAATCACTCGTGGAACTGGCAGAGAATCAGGAACCTGTTGATTTGGTAACAGTGGTCGGGAGACTCAAAGACAAGGGTGAGCTAGATGATATTGGCGGTGTAACTTATCTTTCCGAGCTGGCAAGTTCAGTCCCGAAAGCTTCCAACGTGGAACATTACAACCAATACATCCATCAGTTAAAAGATACGGCGATTCGTCGGGATTTCATCCGGACAAGCATGCTGCAGATTCAACAAGCAGCAGCCGGGACTGAGGTTCCTCAGCTTCTCGCGAGTGCTCATCAAACTAATGCGAAATTAGCAGACAGAGCGGCGCCTGAACAAGACTTTAAGCCCATTCAATCAGTGTTGGTGGATTTCGTTGAAACGACAGAAACGAAGGCAACCAACTTGAAAAATGGCATTGTCACTGGCTTACAGACAGGTTTCGCTGACCTTGACGGCATCACAGGTGGTCTACAAAAGACGGATCTCATTATCGTCGCAGCCCGGCCATCCGTTGGTAAGACTGCTTTTGCACTCAACCTCGCACAGAACGTGGCGATTAATACGAATGAGACTGTAGCGATTTTCAGTTTGGAAATGTCAGCGGGTCAGTTAGTGCAGCGGATGGTCAGTGCAGAAGGCAACTTGAATGCCAGTGTGATGAAGAGCGGGGATTTGATGGATCAAGACTGGACGACCCTCGC